TGCGTGGCCCGCTAGGTAACTTCACTCCGGCTAACTACAACTCTGCTTTACTAAACGAGTCTGACACTATAGCGACTGCTACCGGAGGTAATAGGTACGAAAAAATATCCTCACTATACCCTGATCCGGTAAAGGCTAAGCTAGACGCAGTTAGAGATAGGTTCATTCTTGAGGCTGAAGATAAGAGATTAGCCCAAGGCGGCGAAGCGGTAGAGGGCGTAAAAGCTCCTAAGATACCGTGGGGCTTGAGCAGCAAGGTAGCCCTAGCCAACAAGATCGTACTGGCGTTAGCAAACAAGATAAACAAGCAAGCAGCTATGGACATGGCCGCTGATATGCTGGACGTACCACGTGGTACAGCAGCTATCAAGAAAGCTCTTGAAAAACGTATGGTTATAGATATACCGACTCCTACCGTACGCTCTAGTTCGGCAGCGATAATGAACAACCTAGCACCCGCTAATCAAAACAACTTAGGAGCGCAGCAATGACAGGCCAAGAGCTATTCAACTACGTAGGTGGTGCTTTACTAACCTTACTAGGATGGCTTGGGCGGCAGTTATGGGACGCTGTAGCAGAGCTAAAGAAAGATGTTAAGGAGATAGAAGTTAATCTGCCGACCAACTACGTATCGAAGGATACGATGGAAGCAAGGTTTGACAGAATAGAAGATATGATTATGCGGTTGGGCGATAAAATTGACGGAAAGGCGGATAAATAATGTTTACTCTGTTCACCACCATAGTCAGCTTTCTCACAGCAGGCGTGCCTAAAGTCCTTGACTTCTTCCAGGATCGTGGCGATAAGAAGCACGAGCTGGAGATGGCGCAGTTGCAGTTGACTAGGGAATTAGAGCTACAGAAGGCAGGATTAGCAAGTCAAGTTAAAATCGAGGAGATTAAATATGACGAGATACAGACGCAAGCGGCAAGCAGCGAGAGGGAAGCTCTCTATCAGCACGATATTGAAATCGGTAAAGGAGCGTCAACATGGGCTGTTAACGCTCGTGCTATGGTGCGTCCTGTTATTACTTATGGCCTTTTTTGTCTCCTAGTATTCGTTGAGATCTTTGGGTTCTACTACTCAATTAGCACCGGCGTTACCTTTCCAGTAGCCATGAGTATGCTGTGGGATGAGGACATGAAGATTGTATGGGCTAGCGTGTTATCTTTCTGGTTCGGTAGCCGTGCGTTTAACGGTAAGTAAAGAGGGAATAGCTTTAATAAAGCGCTATGAAGGATACAAGACTACTCCGTATCGCTGCGCTGCTGGCAAAATTACAGTTGGTTACGGTCATGTTATTGGTAATGGCTTGCAGCTACCTGACGAATGGAATCGTACATTTTCTCTGGGGGAAATAGATGAACTTCTTAGAACAGATTTGGCAAGATTTGAACAGGGTGTGTTACGTTACTGTCCCGTGTATCTCACTCAGTGTCAGTTTGACGCTCTTGTTAGCTTTAGCTTTAATCTTGGTCTGGGCGTACTTCAAAGATCTACATTAAGGCAGAAGATTAACCGAGGTGATGCAGACGCTGCTAAAGTTATACTGAAGTATAATATGGCAGGTGGCAGAATCCTCAAGGGACTGATCAGGCGTAGGCAAGCCGAGTACCGATTGTTTACAGCTCCAACGGATCGAATCCCATCTCCAGCGCCACAGCACGCGACTTAGCTAAAAAGTAAGCGTCGTGTAACCCGTACTTAGGAGTCTTACCCCGCAGCATATGTATCATCTCATGCGACATAGTTTTGACTACTGTCTCCAGATGCCCATTCTTAGCCCGACTAATTGTTATGTGATGCTGGTCATCGTCATGCACGTATGTACCTAGACTATCCACATCATCCGTCACAGAAAACTTAACCTCTTTTACCGGTGGCAACCGCCATTTATTAAACGGGTGCATACCCTTCAGCATAATATACATATCAACTAAGTTCTTTGTAGTTATTCTCATGTCCAAGAGATCCAGTTAGTATTCTTTACCTCTGCCTTCCTATCTACGTAAACAGGGGCTGAAAAAGTGATGCCGTGCGACGGATGAGTAATCCATAGCGCCTGCCTCGGTGGTTCGAACGGAAAGTTGTTATTATACGCATATTCATCGTACCCCTTCAAAGAACCGTTCACTATAAGCCTCTGTAGCTGAATTAATTGATGCCAGTGACCCAGTAGCATGGTATCGTACTCCTGATCGATCTGTGAGTTCCTAGAACGCTTCCTATGGTCTCCTCTAATTATCGGGCCAAGAGCGCCAATCACGCCATCGCCCCCTCTAAACTGATCTCCGTGTGTTAACAGGTACTTATGACCATAAACGGAATAATACGCATCTGAGCCGTCTGAGATCAAAAAGTGTATTCTGTCGTCACCTTCGAACCGTTTGGCTAGAAACTGGTAAATCAGCCAATCGAAGGAAGTATGGTTACGACCCTTGTTTCGAATCTTGAAAGTGTTGCGTCCATGATTACCCGTCACGCATGGAATGAACACTTTACCGAACTCGTCAGCGAGTCTATTAATACACCAAGACAGCACCGCCCAAATATCTAGCACCGTCGGCATCATCTCCATCTCGTTAGACGCGGACAGCTCCTCATGTATATCACCCGATACCATATCGCCACCCAGCACAAATACAATGCCAGGATAGGTAGGGTTAGCGAAGTGATTTTTGAGAAGGTCTACGGAAGTTTCGATGAGGGTTCTGGCGCGTTCTTGGGCTATCTTGATGTTATAAGAGTTAACGCCTCCAATCTGCCTTGAATCTACCACCTCTGCCCAATGCCAATCTGACGCGAAGATAGTCGGGACTCCGCTAGTTGCGTGTTTCTTGGGTGGTGCGGATAACCACTTAGGCACGTCTATCTTGGACTTAGCTAACTTGATAATTGTAGACTTAACGTAGTCACAAGTTAGCTTATCTCGCTCTACTATATTGGCTGAAGTCTCCAAGGCTCGTATCTTGGCTTGCGCTTCGGATAGTTGCTGGTAGGCGTTTAGCTCGGCGGCATCACCGAAGGGTATCTTGGATTTAAGCCCTATCTTTGCCGCCGCCCTGAGTCTAGACCTAAGAGTGCTAGGACTCATATTTAAAAGTTTAGCGGCGGCTAGCTGAGAACCTGTCTTATGGTACGCATTAAGCGTGTCCATTAAGTCCTTATTAGACGTAGGCTGGCTCACTTGTGACACCGCCTATTGAAGTCTGTCAGAAAAGTCTCTATTGTTTTGGCTATGTCCGTAGCCACCGAGGGGGTGGGGGTGAACTTGCTTTCGATAACATATTTGTTACGGCTACGCAGATACTCGATAGATTCTGCGCGTTTCTTTTGATTGTACTCAGTCATAACCATTTCCTTCCATATAACTACGAACTCCAGAATGTGCTACCTTCCTCAACTCAGGGGATAGCACGCCGTACTTCTTTCTCAACACATCGCCTGCATGAACTATTCTGCCTCCGGTAGGGCTTTTGATCTTCGGATCCCCCACGTAGTACGTACCCGTACGACCCCCACCCTTGCCTATCATAACGGACTGAACCTCCCCTTTAAGTTTGACTAGCCTATTATTTACTTGGTGTATCGTCAAGTTAGTGCCAGCCACAATCATCGGTTTACTGCACCCAGGGTGAGCTGATATGTAATCAATTATTTCACACATTTCAGCTCCTCTAGCTTCTCTTTAATATCCTTGATCCGAAAGTAGTTGCCTTGCTTACCTTCGAGCGCTTCAAGTTCTTGTCTAAGTCTGTAATCTAGCCATGCTCTATCTTGGTCAGTCATCATGCTCCTCCATCATATCTAGCATATTATGTAAACAATCAGGGCAGAAGGATATTTCGTTATCGTCAAAATCACCTGTCAACCCCGTCCCAGCGTCAAAGTCCCATCCACAAACTAAACATATTTCAGTCATCTCCTAATCACCGGTGGATTGGTTGCGTACGGATTGTTAGGAGAGTTTTGGCTGTTGACTGATCCGTAATTGCCAAGTGGGTTATTGATAGAGTCTGGGCTTAGTGTACTACCATATCTACCAAAAGGGTTGCTAGTGGAGTCAACCGCGTACGGGTTGCCCCCTAGTTGGCCTAGATACTTACCGGTCTGCTGATCATATAACTCTGCTGCCTGAACTGTTGATACCATCATTAGTAGTGCTATTATCTTAATCATTTTGCCTCCCTTAGTGCATTGATATAAATAAAAGTAGCAGTATGTGCAATTCCCTCGGCAGTCCTCCAAGCAAGTTTTGCAGACTTACAAGCTGCCTCCGCATCTTCCATCGCCTTCTTCAATTCCTCTAGCTTAGTCATTCCTCACCTCCTGTTTAATTATCGGCTCTCTTGGTGTAGTGATTTCATGTACATTCCATCCAACCGAGAAGGCATACGCAAAGATTAACAGCCACATTTTGATAACCTATCAGCATACCACGCAGCCTTGCCAGCATCATCCTCACCTTTAGCACCCATGCGACTAGCGTACTTGAGTAGATTACCCCTGAGATAGCCTCTGTACTCCTCTGGTGATAGCTTGGCTTTGATGAAGTCTATGGTCTCAATTCCACCTTTGGTGTAATGCGGGGGAGAGTTAACCATGTCAGGTCTGACGGCATCCCAATCTTGTGCTGTGGCTGAGTTGATGCCAGTATCCCATTGCTGACGTGCTTCACACGCAGGCCACTCCTTACTGCTCTTTTCATCCACCCAGTAGTTAGGCTCGTTAGCCTCCATAGCCACTTTAGCTTCTGTAATCTCCTGCCACGTATAGCCGTAGTCCTTAATCATTTTATCCTGTACCTCCAAGTGAGTAGTACAATCAGTCCTTATCTTTCGATAAATGTCATATATCTCATTCATGGTGTTTTTCAACTATAGTGTTCAGTAGATCAAACGCAGCCGCCTTGTCCGAACTCATTTTAGTGTACTGCCCCTTGCTACACGCTATGCTCAACAGCACCAACTCTTGCGTTGTTGCCTTGCCCAATGCGTCCAGTATTGAAAACGACTTGCCCTTAGTGCTATACTCGTACGTCATTTACTTCCCCTTAGATTGTTTATATGCAGTATCCCAAGCCTTACCCCCACAAACTAGTTCAGCCCTCTCTCTCCCAGGTATTACCCACCTTGGTTCTAACACTATCTTGTGGTAGCAGTCGCAGTAAGGCTGTACCAGATGCGGTGGCAACTTCTCTATGCCCTTGTTGGGGCAAGCAAATAGGTTGGTCATGGTCAGCATTAAAATAACTGCTATGACGAGTATTAGAAATTCTCTCATGCTCGTCTCGCCTCCTTTAGTATATCTATCCGTTCTCTAGTAGCCCGCAGTACGCTATACCTTTGATGCAACCTCTCCAGTATAGAGATCCGCTTCGACCCCACACGTTCATCATCTAGCAGCTTCAACACCTCTGCCTCAGTTAGCGCATACAACTTATCATTTAGACTTCGCCATGTTAGCAATTTTTCTCTCCAGTTTTTGTACTTCTTCATAAATCCTAATCCACGCTTTATGTGCGGAATTAGCCTCTCGCTTCCTAATCCTCATTTCTGCTTTAGCCGCCTTTAACTTCGTTTTCACCGTAACTCCTCCGTTGCAATGTCAGACAATGCTCTTTTATCCGCAAGCGCACCCCATATACGCTCGTCAATCGTTTTGTTCGTTATTAATATGTAGCACCATACTGCGTGTTCTTGACCTGACCTATGCAAGCGTCCAACAGTCTGCTCGTATAGTTCTAATGACCACGGCAGCGACAAGAATATGATCTTGCAACCACCGTACTGTAGATTCAATCCATGCCCCGCAGACTTGGGGTGGACTAAAAGCAGTTCTATCTCGCCTCTGTTCCATCTAGCTACCGCGTCAGGGCAGTCTAGCGTGAGGGCTTTGGGATACCGGCGCTGTAGTTCAGCCAGTTCGCCTTTATATGTATACGCTATAATTGTGTTGGCGTGTTGATTTTCTTCCAAAACGCTATCTAATAAATCAAATTTATGTGTTGACAACCAGAGGGTGCTTCGTGTAGATGTGTACTTACCTGGAACTGGTGACGCTACGCTGTCGTTGTCGTATATGAACCCGCTAGCCATCTGCTGTAGCTTGCCTGTGACTACACCGGCGTTAGCTGCCACGGCTGTAGCTGTAGGAAACTGCACAACAAAGTCCTTCTTCATTCTGTTGTAGTCCTTGAGATCCATGTCGCAGCGCATCTCGACAACGTGCAGGGGTGGTAGCTTGTCCTTGTACAGCTTGGACTCTAGCAGAAACGTGGCGGGCTTGATGATAGCCATAACATTCTCTAGCGCTCCCTTACGTGCAGCCCATTCGCCGTACTCCTTATTGATAAGTACAAAGTGCTTCTGTAGAAACGCGCCTTTAGACCGTCCTAGTAGCGACTTGTCCACAATCTTGCACTGACCGAACACATCCTCTAGGCCGTTACTGGTGAAGGATCCTGTCAAGCCCCAACGGATCTGTATGTGGTCTATCTCGCTGAACAGCGCCTTGAAGCGTTTACCTGATGGGTTCTTCAGTCTAGTTAGCTCATCGAACACAATACCGTCAAAGTTTAGATGGGGTATAGATTTCAGGCTATCGTAGTTCATTACTACTACGTCAGCGTTAGAGTCAAACGCAGTCTGCCGTATTCTGGGTGTGCCTACCGCTATGGCTAGCTTCAGCGTAGACCACTTAGGCGCTTCTATTGGCCAGACTTCCTCGCACACACGTTTAGGCGCTATAACCAGATACCGGCCACCGCGCTTCTCCATAGCGTGTAGAGTTAGCGCAGTCTTGCCCGCCCCTACCGCCGCCAGTACCATAGCACGGTCATGGGCTAGCAGAAAGTCAGCGGCCTCTACTTGGTACGGTCTAAGATTCATAGAGCGCCCCATTGTGCGGCCATAGCGTCAGCTATACCTTGGAATGTCTTGCTGCGTAACTTCCACCGGTCAGGGCTAGGGGGCAGATAGTGCAGCCGTTCCCTCTGGTTGCGGGGTAGCTTCAGCATTTCCTCTTTTACATTGTTGGTTGGTACTAGCTTTGGCAAGCCTTTCAGCCAAAGGCAGGTAGACTTCTGCTCCATGTGGCCAAACATCCACGGCTGAATGATCTGGTCAGGCTTGCGGATACGGGTAGAGATGATGCTGATAGGATTTTCTAGCGCGATGTGCGGGATTTGTGCGTCTAGTAGCATACTTACGAGAGCTAGCGCAGCGTCCTGCCTACCGTCTGCTTTCTTGGCTGCAAAGTGTGCAGCTCCACTAACAGCTAGATGGGTACAAGGTGGGTGGGCTATCATCAAGTCCCATCCCTTATCTATAACGTCTGCTATGTCGCATTGATAGTGCTGGCCCTCAACGTCAGTAGGCAGTATGTCGCATGACCACGCATCATGGCCTAGCTTAGCGAACGCATCCCTGACCGTACCGCTGTACTCGCAAGCTATTAAAATTTTGCCCATTCGTCTATTCCCTCTTTCGTCCATAAGCACGCATACTTCTGATTAAGTCGCTTCATCTCGGCAGCAAATATTTTTTGTAGTTCTGACAACCTACCGCCTTTGGTCTTTAGCTCTATAAACCATGTCTGGCCGTCCAAGCATACGATTCTGTCTGCTACTCCCTTGCGTCCAGGAGATGTGAACTTATATGTCCGGCCACCTGCTCTATCTACTGTCCAGACTAGGTGCTTCTCTATCTCGCTTTCTTTCATGGCCCGACTATATATCATAAAAAAGTTATTGACAAGTCTTTTTTTTAGGTTTAAGATTCAACCTCCATTAATCGAAAGGTAAACTATGAAACATTCATCTATAGTCGGAGGCTCAACAGCCAAGCGTGTTATCAACTGCCCAGGATCAGTTGCCCTGTGCGCTACGATGCCTGCTAAAGGCTCAAGCAAGTACGCTGACGAGGGTACGCTACTACATAATGTAATCGCTGAGATACTAACCTCAGACAGGCCGCTGCTAGACTACATTGGCACAACTTACGCTGACCAAGTGCTGACCGAAGAATTATTGACAGAGAAGCTACTGCCTGCGCTATCAGCCCTTGAGGAGATAGACCCTAACCATACAATGCAGTTTGCTGTAGAAACAAGCGTTAACTTCGGTCAGCTTATGCCCAAGGTATTCGGTTCTACAGACCTTATTGGCA